GTCCGGCAGAAATAATCTTTAATTTTGTTTCTTTAGCTGTCATATATTTATCTATAAAACATTACATCTACCATTCTACCTTCTTTCCAACCGGTGTTTGGGTATTTACTATGGAAGTAATTAGATGGATACATAAGAGCACGATTTGGTCTATATCCTACTACAGAATGTAAATCCCAACTATCTAAGTTGTTTGCTTCTTCTAAAAGAAACCTATTAGCCTCTTCATTTGAAACATCTAAAGGCATCTCGTAGCCCATATCTTTATGCTTCCAAAAAGCGGTCCCGTGGAGCCCTTCTTTTGTGGATGGAGATATATATAGCACAAGTGCTCTTTCAGGTCTAATATCGCCTACTTTTGAGTCTGCGTGTATTCTCCAATCAGTATCAAACTCTTCAGTTGCTACTCTAAAGAAACCTAAAAGACATTCTCTTTTAGTTTTGTCTATATCGCTTAATTTATTGATAATAAAATCATCAAATTCTTTGTTGCTATATTGAACCCAAAACTTTTTATCTCCAACTTCAACTTCTTGAAATTGATTACTCGTCAAACTATTATAGATGTAGTTGTAAATATCTTCATCTAAAAAATCATCTATAATATTTATCATAATTTTACTGTTATTTGATGGTCATACATACGATATAATTTCTCTCCATCGACTGTAAACTCATATTCACTATCAGGAGAAAAACAAACATAATCACCATCTTTTATTCCTTTACTCATAAGATAGTCATTTGGATATACCATCTGCCCAATTAAAGGTTCTTCAGTGCAAAATTTCTCTATATAGTATTCTGTAGCTGCAATTGGCCTAACAAAGCAATACTTATCATAAGCATTCCAAGTAGAACCCTTTTTATACATAAAAAATTGGTCTGTCTCTATAAAGAATAAGTCATCTTTAAAAAAACTCTTGCCGCTTTTTTGGCGACCTCTCATATCGTTATAATACTTAAAAGCATTATGATGTACAAGGAGAGTGTCTCCTATTGAGATAGGACCTGTATAACCTAAAGGTAGCTCAACAACTTCTGCATATCTATTAGAGAACTTATGGTCCTCTTCCGATGTACTAACTATAAAGTCAGTTCCTGCTATGTCTCTTGTGTTGTCATATCGCTTTCCATTTATAGGTCTTACTATGAAGTAAAATGGAGATTTCATTAAAAGTCTATATTAAATTCGATTGAAATTGGAATTGTAAAGGTAAACTCTTTCCACAAAACTACCTCTTCTTTTTTATTAATAATGTATATTAATATATTTCCTGTTTTAGGTTGTCGTTTAATGTGATGAATTTCGTGAGAATCTCCAAGAATTTTTTGACCAACTAAATAATGCATTGCACCACTTTTATAGTCAGGACCGATTGATATTTTTCTTATATCCATTTGATTTAATTTGGTTGTTCATCATACCAATTCCATCCATCAATAGGATAAGTATAAGTATCTTTTAATTCTCTTTCTAATGTATAATTAGGTGCATCTACAAAATTAGGTGCATACATCCATTCTCCTACTTCATTTTGTTTATAAAATCCTGATGTATCTTCCATATTATCCCGTTATTGTCCAACCAAGTGAAGTTATTATTGCTCTATTTGGAGCAGTTAAACCAGCCGCACCTGTTGCACTTGTTATATTTATTGTTTTTGATACTACTGCACCTTGAGCAGCCATATCATTAAATAATGTTACTAAATTAGCAGTTGACATATTTGTAAAAGAAACGTTAATTTGTGGAGATGTTCCTGTCCATTGTCCTGTTGATGCGTTAGTTAATCGTAATGAATTTAGCAAACTAAAATTAGTTAATGATTGACCATTTAAAGTTAATTTACTCAACGGACAAGCAATAGACATTGTAGTTACTAAATTCATAAAAGTATTAATATCTCCTGTTACAAGTGGCGTTGCAGTTAAACTTCCTAACTTATCTAAATTATTAATTGTAGTTAATGCCCCACAATATTGAAAAGCACTTGCAAATGTTGTTAGTGATGTTTGTTGCGTTGTAGGCAGCGTAATTGTTTTAACCGATGTACAGAATTGAAAAGCACTTGCAAATGTTGTATTAGATGCTGATACGGTAGCGGGTAATGTTATCGATGTCATTTTGTAGCAATTTGTAAAAATAGCACCAAAGTTTATACAAGCACTCATCGAAGTAGGCATTGTAACAGATGTAAGTGAATAGCAATTTTGAAATATAGAAGCTATTGTTGTACAACTATTTAGCGTTGTTGGAAAATTTACGCTTGCTAATTCATAACAATTTTGAAAAGCACTTATTAATGTAGTAACACCTGTCATAGAAGTAGGTAGTGTAACTGTTCTTAAATTAAAACAATCCCTAAAAGTATTTGACATACTTGCTATATTGTTTTGACTATTATTTGGAAGTGTAATAGTTGAAACGCTATCACAGGCATTAAAAGTACTATCTAAAGCAGTAATATTATAACCACTTGGAATAGTTATACTTGTTAATGAACGACAACTATTAAAAGTGCTACTTAAAGCAACATTACTACCCATTGTTGCCGGCAAAGTAAGTGTATCTAAATTAATACAGTTTTGAAAAGCATTTGCCATTGTTGTACAAGCTGTAAATCCACTTGGAAAAATAATTAAACTGATTGTCGCACAATTTAAAAAAGTGCTTGATAATGATGTAGCATCAAAATTAGTAGGAAATATTAATGTTCTTAAATTATAACAACCACTAAAAGATTGTAACATTCCATAACGTGCATTTGCTGAACAAGTAGATGGAAAATATACATTTTCTAATGATGTACAATTTAGAAACATATTAGATGCAGTTACTGCTGTTGATGGTGATACAGGAGCAGGTAATGCATTAAACTTTACCCATAATAAACCTATACATCCATTAAAAGTAGCATTAAAACTAACGTTTAAATTATTACTTGGTATTGTAAGATTCTTCAAAGAAACACAACTTAAAAAAGTACTATCAAATGATGTACAGCTATTTAATGTTGTTGGAAATGTTACCGTTCGTAAAGATACGCATCCATTAAAAGTAGATGCCAATGTAGTTATTGCTGTTGCATTACTTGGTAAAATAATATCTAATAAATTTAAGCATCCAAAAAAAGAAGAACCTAAAGCAGTTAAATTAGCACCTGATGTTGGCATAATTACTACAAATAATCTAACGCAACTATTAAATATATTACTTATTGATGTCCAAGTAACAGTAGTTGGTAATTTAACATATTCTAAATATTGAAATGAACTTACACCTACTGCTCCAGCTGTAGCAGATATATAAATAGGTGCAGTTGCAGTACAAGCATTATTGCCATAATACGCTTCTAATAATCCTAATGTATATCCTACTGAACCACTTACAATTGCTGCTCTTGGAGCAACGTGATTGCATTTAGTAATTACAGATGTTGCATCTGTATAAACTCTTACTTTCCACGTTGTATAACCTCTTGAACAGGTTGTACCTGTTCCTATTGTATAAGTATGATTTGTAAATACATCTGTTGCAGTTGAAATAGTATCTGTAACACCATCACCCCAATCGATGTAAAGATTAGTACCGCTATTTTTAGTGAATGTAGTATTGATTGTAAAAGTAGCTAAATCAGTATCTGCTACTAAAAACTGTACTTCATTTGCTGAATCTGTAATAGCAATCCAATCAGATGGTCTTACCCAATTAGCAGGCGTTGGTTTAGGTTTTAAATAACTTTGTATTGGTAATTGAACTCCCATAAATTATAATATAAAAATTACGATTTCTCCTACTATATTTGTTTGTGGTGGAAATAATGAATAAAACTTACAAGTGCCTGTTGCTGCATCTATTTGTGGTAACATTCTACACGTTGAAACCTCGTTAATACTTGCGTTATTAGGTGTAAAAGTTACAAATCCTGTTGATACTATATTAGCATTAGTAAAAGTATATTCGTAATAACTTCCTACAAGTGTCCACGAACCTGCTGTTAATGTTTGAGAAGAAAGTTTTACTTGATTTGAACCTCCTGCAGGTGCTGCAAATGTACCATCGCCTCTTAAAAATGTAGTTGTATTATTCGGGGGTGTTGGAACAAGACCACCAACTGTTGCGGTCATTGTATTTGCAAAAAATCTACTGCTAATATTACTAGCTATTGTATTTGGAGAAGCAAATGTTCCACTATTTGCAAACACCAAATCATCTAAGATTCTATTATTGCCTACTACTACAAAACTATTAATTAATGTTATTTCAGTAAGCAATATAGTTTTGCTGTTAATTATATTAAAATCAGAGTTAAGGCAATTAATTCCTCTAAGACCTGTTGAGGTTCCTGAGTTATAATAATTACCCCACTGCATATTTCTTATCTTAACATTTCCAATTAAAAGAATAGCAGGGTCGCAAGTAAAATTACAATAATGGTTCCTTCTTGAATAAATCATTTCAAATTCTATACTGTAAGAAACATTCTCCATTACTACATTATATGCAACGGGTGTAGTAACTATACTAAAATATGCACCATCTAATTCATAGTTATTTATATTAGCTCCGGGAAGCACTATAATTTGAGCTTCCCATAAAAGACCTCCCCATATTACTTTATCCGGAAAATCATAAGTTAATGTAGTATCGTAAATATTATATATATCATATTTTGGGTCATAGAATTCTGCAATAGCATTTTCTTCATCTATTGTATTAACAGATGTAGCTTTAACATAAACATAAACAGTGGATAAATTATTGTAAAATTTTGTTTCTTCTACTTTATATACCTGACCTATAACAAGAGAATCTGTATTAGCTAAAGCAAGTAAGGCTGCTGAACTTATAGGAGTTAATCCTGAGAACTCGTCTTTAGGGGCTCCACCTAATCCGTTTAGTGTATATGTTGGAACATTTAATATTCCTGTTCCTGAATTATATGTTGAGGCTCCACTTGCCCCTGTAGTTGTTAAAGCAGTCATTCCTGTTCCTGCCATTATACCTGATTGCTGAGTAACAGTAAGTACTACAGAAGAAGTTGATGGAGGAGGATTCCCTGCAGGTTCAAATGAAATAAACACATCTGTGTTTTCTGTACTCCATACAAATTCATAATAATCTCCTGCAATAGAATCAAGTAAAAAGTTCCAAGATGGAAGTGTATGTCCATCAAATAATCCGTGTTTTTTAGGAACTAGTACCACGCCTGCTGACCCCGGCACATCAACACCATTCTTTCTAAGCCATATTGTTACATCGTGTTCTGCTGCTGTTGGATTTCTAAATTGTGCTGACCATTGTATATTATATATTCCTGTATTTGCTATTGTAACTCTTGAACCACTAACTACTGTAATGCCATTAGATAAGTCAGTTAAGCCTAATAACATTGGATAACCTGTATTAATTAAAGCAGCAAATTGGTCTGTTACATCAGAAAATGCTCCATAATATCCTAAAGGCGTAGCAGCTGTATTAGTTCCCCATTTTAATCCTGTTGGTGCTGTACTATCTGCTATTAAAATTTGCGTGTTTAATCCTACAGGCAATCTTGCATCTGCCGTACTATACGTATATAAGTCTCCTTTAGTTGTAAGAGGAGATACAGGGTAATTAACTTGTTTAACATTTCCACTACTATCTCTTACTAATAATTTATCAGAAGTAGCACCCGTTGTTGGAGCAACGCCTATATTTAATTGACCATCATATCCTATTTTAAACTTTGTGGTAGTATTAAAAAAATCAACACCTGTAATAAACTCAATATCTTTATTTAAGGCATATGTTCCAAGGTATAATTTATCAGTAGATAACAAAGCACCATTACCTTGAAATTTAGTTACCGCATAATTATCCCCAAAATGATTTAATCCTGTATTTCTTGTATAAAGTCCTGTACCTAATCCTGTTGATAAAGTTGAAACTGCTCCTGTACCTGTACTTGTGTTTTTAGAAGAAAATCCAACATTCCCATTTGCATTTCTTTCAAAATAAACTCCATTTACATTTGTATCAGTTGGCTTTAATCTTAACCCCATATTTGCATCAGGAGTCCAAGTATTCCAAGAATCAGCACCTGAAGGAGCATTAATCCAAACAATACCTGAAGCTCCTTTACTAAGAACTTGAGATAAAGTTCCTTGACTTCCAACTATATCTTCAATATTATCAGGTCTTATTAAAGTAACATCAATAGTTCCTACTAAATTTATATTATTAGTAGCAGTATTACCAACAGATAATACATCAGCTAATCCCGGAGTATATACAATAGGATTATTAATCCATCTTATACCGGTTGCTGTTTTAGAAAGAAGTTGCCCTGTAGTTCCAATTCCTAAAGTATCATCTTGAATATTTCCCGGAATAATCTTTGTTGATGTAATATTTCCAACAAGTGTAATATTTTGAGTTGCAGTATTTCCTGCATTTAATACAGACTGAAGATTATCTACAGGTAAGTCGACCCAATTTATGCTTGAAGCTCCTTTACTTAAAAATTGAAAAACCAATCCCTGACTTCCTGTTGGGTCTTCAATATTATAAGGTTTTACAACTGTAGCATCAACAGTACCTATTAATGTAATATTTTGCGTAGCAGTATTTCCTGTATTAAGAACTTCTTGTAATGAAGCAGCAGGAAAGTTAGATGAGAATAAATTTAATAACTCTCCTAATGAAAAATTCTTTGTCGCAAGAGGAGTTAAAGAAGGTGGTGTTCTAATAGCTTCTGTACCTATCAGTCTATCGCTTAATAATAAAGGAGTATCCGCTGATGGATAAGTAGCTATTTTTGACATTATATATTTTATTTTTAATTATAGACTCTTATTTCAAATTGAAAATCTAAACCATCAATAGGCTCTTGGCCTTCGTCTTGATATATGTTTACACAATCACCTCCGCATCCTATGTCCATAGCAATATTTCTAACGCCTATTCCAAATACGTATAGTGCATACTGTCCATTAGGAAAAAAAGTTTTTAAAGATGGAAATGCACCGGCTAATGTACCTCTGTAAATACCTGTATTAGTTCTTGTCCAAACAATATTACCAATTGTGTTATATATCTCAGTTACAACAGGAGCATTTGTTCCTGATTGACTAAAAGATACAACGTATGATTGATAAACTACTCCAAGAGCAAGTATGTCTTCTACAACAAAATTCTTTGTTGCGTCAGAACTACTAACATCCGTTCCGATAACATAATCATCTAATGCAGGAGGAGTTACTTCAGGATATACACTAATTTTTGCCATTTCTTATTTTAGTTTAAGGTTAATAAGTATAGAATCTTATCAATCAATCCAATCATTTCATCCATAATGTTTTGCAATTCTGATGGATAATTGTTTCTTTCTGAATCTATAGTTGAACGTAATTCTTTTAAATGAGAAGTAGCATCTGTATTTTTTGATTCAGGAATAACTATTTCAACTCTTTTATTTCTACCAAAGTAAGCTTCAGTAAAAGCATCTGTCAAATCAAGTATTCCATCATAATAAGCATTTAAAGCTTTATGTTCTGCAAACGATGTTGTTTGAAGGTGTGCAATATGCATTGCGTCTCTTGATTGGAACAAAGTTCCTATAAATTTTCCCGGTGTCATAATTATTCTATTTTTTGTGTTACTTCTCCTGTTTGAAGATTAATTACTGCATCAGAACCATACTTGTCAATTAATGATTTTTCGAGTGCTGTAAATTGAGCTTTTAACTCTTCAATATGACGTACTATATTAAGTTTTTGCAACTCAACATCTCCTATAGCCATTTTTGCTTTATTAAACTCTCCATTCAATTCTTGAATTTTTGCTAATTCTTCTTGCGTTACAGATTGAACTTCTTCTTTTGTTAACTTGTTTGTGTTTGTCATTTTAATTAAATTTGATTATTAATTATACAAAGATATGAAAAAATTACATTTCATTTCTTTTTAATACCCTTTCTAGTTTTCGTTCTACTTTCTTAGGGTTTGTAATAGTTCTTGTTCTGTCTGCACCTCTGTTTGTTTTAACATCAATTTGCATTCTACTATTGCCATCTTTATCCCTAAGGACATTGTATTGTTTAAATTTTTGCTTGCCATTTTCTTTATCAATTTGTTTTGTAAACTGAGCAGAACTTGAACCATCAGATGAGTCTATAGTTACCTTTTGTTTACGTAATGCAGAAAACTTACCATCGTTTTGGTTTTCTTTTGATGTCATAACGCTTTGAACTCTATCGTAAGTAGGTTCAGGAGTAGAAGCTAACGGTGTATCAGGTCTTTGAATTGCCATAATTTTTAGAATAAAGTTCGATTAATTTTTTTATAAGTATAAATTACTAATATAATAAGCAGTATAATTAAAAGCCACCATAAAAAAATTGAGTAGTTTGCTTTTTTGTCAATATCCTTTTTAAATGTTTTTACTGAAACGTCTTTTTTAACTTTGACTTCATTTAAGACCTTTTCAGCCACTTTTATTTTAGTGGTATCTACTAAGACCTTTTTTGTTTTTTTGTATCTAAGCTTTACGTTTTTATACTTCTTACCATCAACCTCTATAGCTTTTGTAGTGTCAATGGGTGTTATTTCTAATTCATCAGTATTTGTAACAATACTAATGTGATTATCTTGAGTAGTTACAGTTTCTTGTTTTGTAACAGAAACACTATCGGTCTTTACTACAGAATCTACTTTATCTATATTTACCTTTCTTGATGCACAAGAAGTAAGTATTAAAAAACAAATTATTAATATTTTTTTCATTATTCCTTTATTTGAAAGTGCATCCAATCAAAATTCTTTTCTCTACCTAATGATTCAAATCCGTGTTTATAAAAAATGTTAATCATTGCTTTATATTCAGGCTTTGCAAAACGTGCAGTCTTTGAGGTTTCTTTTAATGTGTTTCTTGCAGGGTCTAAATCAATTGCTATTCCCCAAGAATGTGTTGACCACGCAGACCCACCTCTCATTTTTCTAAAATTAAAGCATCCACCAAACAAATCAATACCTAACTCTCTGATTTGTTTATAACCATACTCAGATAATATATCAGTAAACACCGCTTTGAATTTATCAGCTACTAACTTATGACACATCATTGTAGTTACAGTAGTGTCAATATCCCAAGCAAGTCGCATAGGATATGGAAGTTGAATCTTAACTAAATAACCAACCCCTGTTTCATTAGGGGTTCCATATTTTTTTATAATTTGCTGTGTTGTCATTGTATAATTTCGTCTACATCTGTTTTGATTTCTTTTGCTCTAATAAAAACTTTTTTAAGTAGTGTCCAAATATTAATTTTAAAAGTTTCTTCAATATTTTCTTTAATTGAAACTAATTCAACAAATATTAAAAGTATAGCACATATCTTAGTGAACATATAGGTTATTCCAAAAGACCTAATTATAAATTCATTTAAAACATACCTGTCTATTAAAAAAAGAAACAAAATACAAACTTCATATAATGCCATTTTTGATATTATATTAGACAAAATCCTGCTTCTTATAGCCTTTGTGCCTCCAAGTTTTATGCTTTTAAATATACCTGTAAAAGTGTCTAACATTATTGCCGCACCTACTGCTATTAAAAGTCCTTGTGTAGGTAAAAACAAAAGCAACATTGAAGATGCTAAGTAATTAAAATGTTTCATTATCTTCCCTGCCCTCTATAGGCTTTTACGTAATTTTTACTTGTCTTTAATGTACTTGTTTTAGTCTTAGCAGCCACTCCTGACTTTTTTGCTTTAACTTTAAAAGTGCTATCTTGTGTTTTAACTTTTGCCATTTTACCAAAGAGCGTTTATAAGAGTAGCTGTTGTACCTGTAGACCTAAGTCTTAACACTTGAACAGGAAGAGTTGTTCCTGCAGGTACGCCATTAAATATAAGTTGGTCCCCACCAATTGTTAGAACAGAAACATTACCTGCACCTCCTACATACAAAAAACAACCCGGATTACCCATACTTGTCTGAGGAGACATTGAGTAAATATTATAAACTTGAGTAGTTACTGTGAATATATTTGAATTTAAAGTAAGTTGAGTCTCACTATCTACAGAAACGACAGTTGCAGAAGTTAATAATGTATCATTATAAACAACATCTCCTGTTTTTATATTATTTGTAATAAATAATCCTGTAGAATCAATTAGTTTTAATGATGTTACGGTAGTAACAGTTCCTGATTCAATTAAATTTGGATATGGTATATCTGCATTATCTGAAGGATTTACTCTTAATGCTCTTGAGAATGTTGTTTTAAATACTGACATTGTTATTGATTTTTATAAAATATTTTGTTTACTAATAAATTTGGATTGTTCAATCTTTCTTTCCTTTCTGAACAACCACATTTTTTACTCGATGATTTCGTAATTGTATCTACAACTTTTTTAATTCCTGTTGCAGTAGTTATTTTTTCAATTGTATCTCCTAATCCTTTTGATTCCATTTTGTAAAGATATTAAATTTTATTTAATTTTTGAAACTCTGTTACCCATACCAACTCTAGTCTTTTCTGCTTTTTTAGCAGACAGTTTAGACTTACTAATTTCAGATATAGTCTTTGGTGTCTTTGAAGACACTTTTATTTTTGGCCTGCAGTATTCATTACTTCCTCCTGCACCACAAGCCTTGCCTGTTTTTGTATCAGTCCACTTCTCTTTTTCCCATCTTTTTAATGAAGTTCCTGCCTCAGTCTTTCTTACAACTCCTGAACCTTTACGACATTTAGCAATCGCTTGAGAAGCTCTTGCCGATGGAAAAACATCATACTGAGCTTTTACTTTTGTATAACAAGCATCTTTAGGCATCTTATTTCTTTTTAGATGGAATTACTCCTTTTGCAATAAGAATATCTTTTTTGGTCACTTTACCATCTCCACTTGCATCAGGAAACTTACCTCCTTTAGCCGGTGCTTTTTTAACATTCCCTTTTAGAAATTTCATCTTACCGTCTAATGATTTTTTAGACTCGTATTGTTTTGCTTTTTCAATTACTTTTTTCATTAGTATTTTCCTTTTCGATTACTTGGATTACTTGTAGTAGAACCACCCGGTCCTGCCCATAAATTTTTACACGCCCAATATCTTGGGGTTAATTTATCTGTTGCAGTATCACAACTATGTCTTGCTTTAAAACTCTTACGAGCTGCAGCACTGTAATTGTTACCGTAACCTTTTGCACCAAAGTGCAGGAGTTTTTCCTGCCCATTAGCACAAGCTTTCACCATCTTCTTCTTCTCCGGTCTATTGGAGGGAACAGGACTGTTACATTTCATTTTTGACTTATCCACGGTAAGCTCTTGTTTTGTTACCCGGGTCTTGATTCTCTTCAATCACTACAATATCTTCTACTACAGTAGTTTCTAATATAGTGGTTTCTTCTTTTTTCTTTGCCATTTTAATTAACAATAAGGGTTAGTATTTTTCATTCCTTTTCCTTTAGAAGCAGCGGAAATAATTCTTTTAGGAGTTCCATCGCCTCCACCG